GCTTGAACTACGGTCCCATGTCGTCCCCAATAGGATGGCTGACATTTTTTCTCGTGTCAGCAATCTTGTTTGGAGCGATATTCTTTCTGGGGTTCCTTTTGGGGATCCCTACGAAGAATACGTTCCTCGACACGGTCCTGGAACCACTCAAGAAGGTCTTAGAGGTAATCTTAAGTACAGATTCCCTTCATGGCCCTCGAGACTGGAATCTGAGTTTCCTATTACAGAGTTTGGTATCGCTTCGATACTAAACTTTGATTCGGAAGCTTCGATTTTACCAGGTTGTACCGTCGTTCATCCCCGAGACGAGACGCCCGTAAGGGTCGTCTTTGTCCCTAAAACCCAGAAGAGTCCTCGAGTAATTGCTATCGAACCCGTATGCATGCAATACATACAGCAAGCGATAGCGGTTTGGCTTAAACCCCGCATTGAGCATGCTGGGCTTTATACAGGCGGACGAGTGAATTTTGCTCGTCAGGACGTAAATGCCAAACTTGCACTCTCTTCTTCCATTGATAGGAGTCTTGCGACTCTTGATATGTCAGAAGCGAGTGATCGGGTCTCTTCTGGTCTGGTATGGCGTATGCTCGCATCGGTTCCTAGGTTTAGGAAACAGGTGTTTGCGTGTCGCTCTACTAGAGCAACCCTTCCGAGTGGTAGAACTATTCCACTCAGAAAGTTTGCGTCTATGGGGTCGGCGCTCTGCTTTCCTATCGAGTCGGTCGCTTTTTTTATTGCGATCGTTTCTATTAGGTTAGCAAGTGCAGGAGTACGCATCACGCCTTCTACTGTACGCAAGTATAGTGAGAGGGTTTACGTCTACGGGGACGATTTAATCGTACCCGCGGACGAGGCACCCGCGATCAGCTCGGCCTTGCCGCTGTTTGGTTTCAAGGTCAATGCCCACAAGTCTTTCTGGAGTGGGAACTTCAGAGAGTCCTGTGGGATGGACGCGTTCAGCGGTGTAGACGTAACACCTGTCTACATTCGTCGTTTGCTTCCGGCTGATCGGACTGACGTACATGGCATTGCCTCTACAGTGTCACTAGCTAACCAGTTTTATCTGGTCGGCTACTGGCGAGTAGCTGGTTTTCTTCGCGGAATAGTCGAGAGACTACTCGGGAAGTTGCCAACTATCACGATCAGATCTTTCCGATACCTTGAACGGGTAATCGAAGGTAGATTTGATCCTGGGAGAGGCAGTGCAGGACTCGGCTGGGTCTCCTACAGCAACGGAGAATCAGCCGACGGATGGCATAAACACTACCAGTGTTTTAAGTCAAAGCGCTGGGTTGTTACAGCTGTCCGTAGCAAGGATCCCCTGTCGGGGGATGCTGCGCTCCTCAAATGCTTTGGCGTTATTGGCGGTGCCAATATCGATACGGAGCATTTGCGCACGTCAGTGAGGTACGGCAACCTCGCACTAAAACGCCGTTGGGTCTTGGTGTAACGAAACACCGGGGCTTGTAGGAAGAACCTACATGGGAGGTGCAAGTAATTGCACGTGCACTGCGACTTCTAACTGTCCTTCTCGCTTATTCCGCGATGTTGGCTGGTTATAAG